AAGTTGTTCAGGTGTTAGCTCATCATCATTTAATCTCTCGAGTGCTGCAAAGAGGTGATCACGTAGATCGTTCATTCCATTTCTAGCCATTTTGTTTGTTTTTTATGTGTTTGTTTAATTTAGCTTTAAGCCTGATTACTTTTTTCAGGTCATCAGGAAACCTGTGTAGTGTGTTACGGGTAGCATTCTCAGCCATTGGAATGCACTCAAGGTTAGATAGATCTAAGTTCATGGTGTTGCCATCAATAAACCGTACAATGTGCTTTGCAGGGATGGGTCCATTGGCCTGCTCCCAAATCAATCTATGAGTTAGCACCCACAAACCATCTTTAATCTTACTGTAGTAGTACTTTCTACCTCCTGTATCTGTACGGATTGTGATAGCATTATCTGCTTTGGTATTATGAGGCTTTCTTCCTGGCTTAAACATAGTTTTGGCTGCATTGGTCAGGAGTAAATTAGGACATTTTTTGCCCTTATTGAATGGCTCATGTCCTTTCTCAAACCTTGTCTGATTGCCTGCTTTCAAAAACAGTCTTTTGGCCATTTGTTGCTTAACCTTTGGGTCTTTTTTTACTCCAATCCTGCTGGTCCTGTTGTATACCTGGGATGGAGTCAACCCGAGATAGTCACCTAGGACCTTAGCAGGGATATAGGGGTAGAGTATTTCTAGTATCTTATCCTGTCTCATATCTTCTCAATCACAAAGTGTCCGTAAATGTGAGTACCTGCTGCCCTGAACTTGTTAAGTTGCCAATGGCAGAGTGCTTTGGTTGGGAAGTCGTAGCTCTCTGAGAGCCTGTTTTCATAGTAGTACAATAATCTATACATGAGTTCTTACATTTTAAGTATTCTAAATATAAGGCGGTATTAAAGGAGCCGCCCTTGTCTCCTGCAAATGACTGTTTGGTCCACCATCTAGCCATCTCTGATATATCTCTATGCATCATACCTCCAAGCATCTTCATCAAAGTCATCTTCAGGATGTTGCATATCTTCAATAAGTGTAGTCTCTTGGATACACCAAATTATCTCTTGTCTTAGCTGATTAAGTTCTACATCTGTGAGGATATAGTCAAGCTCCACCTCTCCTACTACTTCAGTGACCATAAAGTCACTCATTTCTACATCATAATCCTCATCGGTAATGTTAGTGATTTCAAACTCACAGCTACCATGCACATCTTTGAAGTCAAAGTATGCTCTAAAGTTTTCTATACTTACTTGCATAACATAAAGATTAAACAGTGATACATTAATGCCATGGTACCCACGATCACAGCTACACTTGCTACTACATCAAATAATTCTTTTTTCATTTGTTTGCGTTTAGGATGGTTAAAAAATCTTCAGTGTTATCTAGTGCTGTCTGAGTCATTTCCTCAGTAGCTTCTACAAGCAGTTGCTCTAAGAATAAAGCAAGGGTCTCTGCGTTGTTTTGGTTGGTCTTGATAAAGTCAAGGGCTCTTTCAAACTGTTTCATAAATAATTTTTAAGTGTTAATACCTGACAAAGATATAAAAAGTTTCATATCTGCAATATATTTTGCACAAAAAAATTTAATTTTCCACAAATTTAAGATAAGCAAGCCACATTATAAGTGTATAATTGTGGTAAAAATGTCTTAAAATAAGGGATAAAATGTGATAATCACATTAGAATAAGGGATTGACTTAAGAAATATTTTTCTTTCGGCTGTAAAGATATTCCTGATACTTAGTGAACACCAAGTGATTTATTTTGTTGTGCTTTTTGCAGTCTCTACATACTATCCAATGGTGTACTGTTCCTGCAGCAGTGACTACTTTTTTATTGTACCGGTAATTGGTACCACCACATTCAGCACATTCGTACTTATCACCACCATGTTGCACTGCATAGTTGTGGTTAACTAGGGCATAGCTGTTAAGTTTCTCAAATACTGCCTCAAGTACCTGCACATCCATCTTGCAATAGTCAACCATCTTATCTAATGCATCCTGATCTTTGCGAAAAACTATATCTTTCCACAGGTCAAGCCCTCCTGTCTCCATCTTAGCACCTACCTTGAGGAGCTTAGCAATGTAGTCTAGTTTGTTTGAGTTAAAATTAAAGTACCTTTTAGCCCATTTAAGCGTGTCTATGGTCTTTGGGGATGGCATAACACCAATGCCATGGAATAAAGCTCTTGTGCGTATCCATTTGAGGTCAAACCTATCACCATTATGAGCCACAATCTCATCAGCTTCATTAAGTACCTTGACAAAGGCCTCAATCATTTTTTTATCACTCTGTGATTTGGACCATGTTAGGCTGTGTATCTCCTCCTCACCCTCCCATTTGTAGCAGATGCAAATGATTGCCCGTTCATGGATGATATCCCCAGGATTAATGGTTAGGTTGTATCCTGTTCTCCAGAATACTCCGACATTGAAAGAGGTCTCAATGTCATAAAATAGTCTTTTTCTCATCTGTTCAGTTTACTGAGTACAGCACTCCATACCAATTTAAGAATATAAGGGATGGCAAGCCCTAGCCAAAACGGCCACCATAGTGTTCTGTACTTGACTACCTGTTCTGCCTTGGCTGTTTTGTAGATAGTCTTACCTCGTATCTTTTCTACCTTTGTTTTGTACCTGTACTCTATCCTTGTTTGCCATCTAGTCTTAGGTACATACACATTATTGAACTTTATTACCGTATCGCGATACGCAATAAACTTTTCCCAAAAGATAGTGTCATTGTGTACTATTGGGAATGAGTCAATGGTAGTGATGCGGATGGTGTCACTATCCTGGACTACTTGCAGGCCGTTCTTGAGTGCTTTCTTGTAATGCCATTGTGCTCTCTTTGGAGCTGAGCAGGATAGTAATAGTATCAATAGGGGTAAAAAGTATCTCATAATGCCTGTAACATTTTAATCATTCTAGGGCATGGGTAGATATCACTCTTATCTTTGCGTACACTGTTGTGGGTGTAGATCCCTGCAGTACCTTTGAATGCCTCTTTGTCTATGGCAAATATCTCAGACCGGTAAGTCTTTGGAATGTCATAGGTATCACACAGGTACTCCACCAATTGGCGGGTGCTTTCTATCTGCTCATCCGTATATTTATACCATAGCACATGCCCCTTGTATGGCTTATCTAAGATAGTGACCATTGACGGGTCCACTACTCCCTTGACATAGTTGTAGTACTTGCCATCCTTGAGCTTTAATGGGCCCCAATTGCATATCTCAATACCAACAGATAGCTTGTTTAGGTTTTGGTATTTGAGTCCATGAACAGAAAAGTCTTGACTATCTATGCCTAGATGGTAAGCCCAATGCTTAGAGCTGAAGCACTGCACAATAGATCCTTTCTCACCTACCACAAATGCGGTAGCTATCCTATCTCCGTTACTATTCCACCAACGTGATACAGCTACGGGGTTCCCATTGCCTGCGGTGTGGTGTAAATAGATTTGTTTCTTAGGTGAGTCCTCCTCAAAGTATTGCCCCTTAGATAGGCGTTCCTGAAATATCTTGCTTGTGTCTAATTTCATCTACCTCTTTTTTAATATCCTTAGCCCTTGCAAATAGGTTCTTCATTGCCTGCCATAGGTCAAGGCCTTTTACTGCTTTGTAGTTCTCGTTAATACTCATGACCTCGATTGATACCAGGATAAGTGCAAGCACCTTAGTGAGCATGAGCTCCACTGAAAAGAACTGTAGGATGATATTGTTTAGTATGAATTTATCAATCATGTAGAACATAATCACGGTAACCTCATACAGCAACATCTTACTAATGATAGCACTCAACCCTCTGCTTGTGATTGGCACCTTGTGCTTGATGCTCTTCCATACTCCTGTAATGGTATCTAATAGAATGACAAAGCCAACAAGGAACAACAGTCCTGATATTGGCATGAGAAACGTACTGATAACAGCTAACAACTTAAACCAATTGGCTTTCATTGTAGCAAGTAGTATAGAGAGCTGTGAGTTCATTACAAGATTAGGATGCTGTTATTGTATCCGTTCTCAAGGAAGTTACCACACATACCTGTGCAAGTCAACTGATATTGAGTGATGCAAGAGCAGTGATTGAACATTGGTCTAAGGTCAGTATCCATGTTAGTGGTACTGATAAAGATAGGGAACAGGTTGCGGTTAGCTAGGAGCCATCTAATCAAACGCTGCTCAAAGAATGATGCCTTTTGTGCATAGTGTTCCATACCAAATGCCACCTCTGAACGTGATACGCTTGCAGAGTAGTCACCATTCTGAGTCTGAAGTCCTTTGTTCTTAAGCTGATAAGTCAACCCAAAGACTGCATCTTCTGCACTCCTCCATGCAATGACAGGCTGAATGAACTCTACTAGATCTATTTCATCCTGTGTAAGGGTCTGATTGTTGTAAGCAGCAAGCAAGTGATTGTAGAACGTGGTGCCCAGGATAGGCTGTATCCTTAGTGCACTCTGAGTAGCTACGTATGGGGTCACATCAGTCACATCCACATTGGCTGTGATGGGTGTGTTTGTTTTTAGGTAGGTTTCTGTAATGAAATACAACATTATACAACAGGTGTTTGTGCCGCTGCATTGGCAGCCGCTTGTGTAACATCTCCACCATCTACAGGAGGTAACGAAGCAAGTGCTCTAATCTCATTGATGGTCATGGTCTCAAGTACTTTGGTAGCTACTAATGGACTCAATGTGTTCAATGCATCATTAGTCTTAGAGCTATCACCCTCAAGTTCCACGATGGTCTCGTTAATGATTTGAAAGTTATTGATTGTAAACTCCGCAGGGATGCGGGCAATAGTCAAAAGCTCTTGGAATATAGTTGTGACCTGTTGGCGTAGCTCCATTACTACATTCTTTTCAAAGATAACATAGGCCTGTTTGATATCACTGCCATTGCCTAGGCTCCCTGATGTACGGATACCCATCAAGATAGGGTCAATGGTGTGACTAAAACATATCTGCTCCGTATTCAATGCAGATGCCTCATGGAATAGCTTATCATTGCCATTAGTAGGTAGGCTTTCAATCTTAGGTAGTTGGTCCGCACTGTTAGCAAAGAATGCCACAGCTTTACCTGCATTGGCTGCACCCTTAAGGCGGTCAATAGTTTCTTTGATCATGTGTTTCTCCTCTTCAGACTGTGGTCTCTTAGGGAACATCATAGCAAAGGATGGGAACACACTATTTTGAATGTTGCTTTTAGCAAAGTACGACAGTTCGCCACTCAAAAACGCAAAGTTTAATGCACTTGTATAGGTAGGTAGGGGGTAGTAGTCCTGTCCTACCGACTTAACTTCGTAGCTAAATAGCTGGCATTTGTCAGTACATGTGATGTGGTAAGGCTTAATCTCTTCAATGCCTATTCTACGGCTCCAATCATCACACAAAAAGTACATTTTCTTGTCTCTACCTACACGAACTTTCTCAGGAGATACGTTCTCTATCTTCATGAGCTTTCTTTTCTCACCAAAATACAGCTTGAAATATACCCGATTGTGTAGAATTAACTGCTTTGTAACTGCCTTAACAGTGTGCTTGAGGTTAGCTTTCTTTTCAAAGGTAAACATCTCAAGCTTTTCCTGTGCAGTTAGCTTGTCAGTGGTAAGGTTAAACCCTCCACCAATCACAGCATTAGTCTTAAAGTCCACAATGGCACCATGTAAAGGCGAGCTGAAATACATTTGATTGAGCATCTCAGGATAAAGGTTATCACTTCCAAAATACTGCCACATATTGGCGTTGTACCTAGGGTCCACTACAGGCAGTGTCAAGTTACCTCTCCCTACCGGTAGGAATGGGGTGCTAAATGATTGATAGCCCTCCACAACTTCGGGGCCTTTGGGTTTGCTGTTAATAAATCTATCGTACCATGCCATAGTTAATCGTATATTGAAGTTCCTGCAGGACCACTTACTACCATTCTACCCTCTTCAATAACTACGCCTGTAGTTTGTGCTATTGTTAGGGGCAACACGAATGGTGTTGAGCTCTCATATACCTGGTAAACGTACTGACCTTTCAAGAGTGCAATATCTGTAGGCTCATCTAGCGTGAACAGATTGTATCTTTCAGGGTAAGCACTTGTATCAGCAGATGTGAAAAGCTGTGGTGTGCTTGTGGTATTCATTTCATTGGTGAACACAAATAAGTAGTGCGGTGTACTAACCGTAGTGACCTCTGAAAGAGTCAATACAAACTGATTAATAACACCTTGATCTAAGTATATCACACCTATATTAATTTACGTTTGTCAAATGTTCATAAAAAAAGCCCCACCATGTGGCAGGGCTCTAAGATATAGAGAGGCAGGATATTATTGTACTCCGATTGCAGCAAGTGCAGCAGCGTTCATGTTAACCTCATATGCGAGGTACTCATTCTCAGCTACCAAAGTAACAGAGTATTTAGAACCATCAGCACGAGCTGTACCTGAACCCTCACCTGTAGCAGATACTTGCAAGTATGGGAAGTACCAATACTTACCGTTAGCATCTAAGATGATTGCAGTTAAGTACTGCTGTCCTGCACCTAGAATTTTGATAGCACGAGACTTATCAGCTTCTCTACGGTGAAACATTAGGTTAACTGTTGCAGTCACAAATGAGCTACCATTAACTAAGTCAATAGTGCTATCCTCAGTGAAGTTAGATGTGTTGCGTTTGATGTAGTAGTTTTCAAATAATGGAGCAAGAGCTACCAAAGTGATACCTGTGATATCCCACCCAAGACCTGCTGATGGGTCAGTTGGAGTAATGGAGTCGATGTTATCTTGTTGGTTAATCCAGATTCCATAAATACCACCACTGTTGTTCTCGCATGATTTTACAATTGCCTCGAGGGCTTGACATGGTATGGCCATTGTGATAAAGTATTAAAGAGCCCCCACTTCTGAGGGCTCATGATTATTATTAAGCGTAGTAAACGATGTCTGTAGGGTTCACAAAAGAGAAACCAACTTTCATGTTAGCACGAGTACGGATAACCGGCTCAGCAACAGTATCAGCTAAGTTCACTGCACGCAAGTCAGATGGATCTCCCTCACCGTCAAATGCGAAGATTAAGTTATCTTTTAATGTGATAACAAAAGTGTTGTTAGACATACCTGGACAAAGTACAATCTTGATACCTAAGTAAGTCAAGGCTAAATCTTGAGTGATGTATGCGTTGGTGTTACCTGAAGCTACTCCTAATCGGTAGATGTTAACCAATTGAGTAGGCATGTAGATACGCAAATCAGCAGTTCGGGAAGCAATAGCTGCAGGAACCAAAGCAAATGCTGCTTCTAATTTTGCACCTAACCCACCAACTCCTGAGAATGTAGTGATTGCACCTGTACCACCATTGATAACATCACCTGCTACAACTGATGCAGCTAATCCTTTCTCATAACCATCACACAAAGCAAGCTCTGGGTTTGGAGATAAGACATCACCTTGCCATCTCAATGACTCAATTTGTCCGTTCACAGCGTTAGCCATTTCAGACCAATAGTAGTTGAAGAAGTTAGCTACAGAGAAGTCACCGTTAGATCCTGCTGCCATCTGTAAAGATACAAATGATTGCTCCAAATCAAACTGACATACCTGGCTCATCGCTGATAGGGCACATACGTCAACTTCATGTGAGCTTAAATCATCAGTGTTAAGGTTAGGGAAGTTACATGGGCTAGTAGCTAATAAGCCTGAACCAAAAGTAACAGTACCTATTTTAGTCTTGTACTTGATACCTGGTAATGTACGGAAGTTATCAGCTATCTCAGTACCACCTAAATATGCTTGAGCATAGAATGCCTCAGCGTTTGGTGCTAGTAATGCACTAGCATCAATGTTCAAATCAAATCTTAATTTACGCATTTTGTTTGTTATTTGTTGTTGTTAAATTTTACAAAGTTACTTAGTCTTTGATGTGCGCTCAAGGCTACATCCTCTACAATCTCCTCATCCTCTACCTCAGTAGATAGAATTTCATCTAGTTGGTTCCGCATATCAGCGATCATTGAAGTCACTTCATTCATGTGGTCATCTAGCAAAGGCTTAACAATAGCAAGGATAGCCTCTGCATCAAGCACAGGGTCAACTGCCATTGTCTCCTCTTCTACTGTTTCCTCTTCTACTACAGTATCTTCTAGGGCTACCTCTTCTGAGGTCTCCTCTACTTTTTCAACCTCACGTATCTCAATAATCTCTCCGTCTTTTACAACGTAGATTTTATCCTCGATAGTGTGTTCTCCATCAGGTAATTTATTCATGTTTATATTTGTTTTAGTTTCCTCTTTTAACTTCATGCCAAGGTACCCCTCAATAGAGAAGCCTATCTGCTCCTGTGCTACTAGCTCAGCATAGTATTCCTTGTCAGTTACCTGGGCCGTTACCATCAATGTACCCTCCGGTACTTCAATGCCAAATGTAGAATAAGCCTTGTCCTCTTTTGGGTTGTCAACTATCCATGCCTCAAGGACATAGGCAGGAACTGTCTTAGATTGGTCATGCTCAAGATTAAACAAATCTCGGTTAACCATCTGCTGCATGAATTTACCATGTATCTTCTCAATCTCTTCCTTAGTGAACTTGACATTGTACTCCTCTTTGCTATCCTCATCAAAGCGGTAAATCTCCATAGGTATCAAAGCAGGTGCAGTGATACGGTATTTTAATTCATCTGAGAAAAACAAAGGCTTAGCCTGTGAGCTGAATGCCATACCTTTAACTTTGATTGCAGGAGTAGCTGTAAAAGCTATCTGCTCAATGCCGAGGTCCTGACCATCTTCTGCATACTCAGGGTCAATGGTTATCTTGTAGGTAGGAATGTTTTTAGAAGCCATACACCTATATTAAAAAAACTCTATATTTGTTCAAAAATTAAAACATGATAACTATCTTAAACAGGGAGATCCCTAACCAAGTAGAAGAGCTCACTATTGAGCAATTTGAAGCCATCACTGATATCAATAATAATCAGGAGCTTGACCCCATTGATAAGCACCTGCAGGTATTCGCTTACCTTGGGATACCTGAGTCTGAGTTTTGGGATTATGATGTGGCTGACTTTGTTGGAATGGTCCGAGACTTTAACAGCACTCAACGCAAAGAGTACCCAACAGTGGAGGAGATAGAGATAGATGGGTATGTGTACAAAGCACAATTAAAGTTAACTGTACGGGATACAAAGCTCATTGAAAAGATAACCATGAAAAAAGAGAAAGGATATGTATCTGAGATGCTGGCTGTGATGTTCAAACGGGAGGACCTTACACCCACTGAACACTACACAGATGCACACATCAAGCAGAAAGCTAAACTATTTAGAAAGCTAAATGCATCTATCTCTATTCCTTACATCATGTTTATAGCACAAAAAATAGGACAGCAAGCCAATGATCAAGCTACCGCAGAAATGGAGCCAAGTAACGCTTGAGCAGTTCATTGAATTTAGTGCAATAGATAAAGAGCAGGGAGCCTACCACTACAATAGTGAGGCTCTCTCTATCTTATCAGATGAGTCTATTGATACCATTGAGGACCTCGATGTAGATGAGATGGCAGAGCTTGTAGCAGAGGCTAAGTGGTGTACCTCCGAGCCATCCAAAAGATATAAGCATGAACTGCTAGGCATGAAGTTCAAACCACTGAACAAGCTCACCCTCTTTGAGTACATAGACCTGGACTATTATTTTAATAACAACTATATCACTAATCTAGACAAGGTATGTGCTATCTGCTACCGGCACAGCAAGGTAAATGAATGGGGTGATGAAGTACTTGAGCCGTATGAGTTTGACTGCAACATCAGAGCTGAGCGGTTCCTTGACCTACCCATCACTGATGTGTATGGCATTGTGCATGAGTTCATGAAGTACAGGGATACATTCCTAAAAAACTATGAGAACCTGTTTAGTGGTGAGTTAGATGAAGAGCTGAGTGAGGATGAACGTAGGGAGTTAGATCCTGAAGAGGTCAAAGAAATAGAGCAGGAGCAGAAGCTCGCTAAGTGGTCATGGGAACAAACCATCTATGGGTTGACAAATGGGGATATAACAAAGAGTGAAAAGGTAGGAGCCCTACCTCTCATCTATGTGTTCAATATCCTGTCAATGAAAAAAGAGTTAGACATCTAACGGGTACCCAGGTGTAAATCCTGGAGGAGGGTAAAGTGCCTCAAATGTGTACACAATCTTCTGCTGTTTTTCAAGCACCTCAACAGCTTCTACCAATGGGTACTTTTTAGTTAACCATTCAGTGTACTGCCTGTATATCTCTGCAGTGATACCTGCATTGTTTAGCTCTTCTGTAAACTGTGCTACATAGTCACGAGGGGTGATCACTCCACCATTCCAAAGGAACGCACCATTGTTAAGAAAGATAAAGTAGTACATGGCTACTATCTGTATCTCCAATTTTTGAAAACCTGTAATCTTAGCATTGATACGGATACTTTCTACAAGTGTACCCTCACCATCTACAATGTCATTTCTAAGTATTCTCTTGAGTATGGTAGCCATCTTCCTACGGGTAGGATATAGCACATTAAACTCCCCTGTATTTGCGTATCTAGCCATTGATTAATTCTTTATATATATCCATTGTATCATCTATTAGAATGATACCCTTGTCAGTTTCCACATGGAGCTGTGTATCACTTACTATCTCAATGGGTCCTGTGATTGTGTACTCTATTTCGTTAATACTAAACATACGCAAAGACTTTGAATAAATTAATGTTCCCTACATCAGCAACGTTTTGTGCTTGCATTGTAAATAGTATGTAATTATTTACAGTATAGTTGAATGCTACGTTAAGAGCTACCCCTGTAGTGTAATCTGAAAATGCAGTGTTAGAATAGCTAGTTAAGTTAGTACCATTGTAGCTAAAATTACGCTCCACTAACCCAAGGTATTGAGTACTCCCTCCATTCATTGTAAAAGTAGTATTGAATAAAGTGGCGCCTGTTAAGCTGTTGCTAGTATTGAAGTATATCCTACCATATAACTGTCCTACGTTACCACTTTGTCTAAACATTCTAAATTGTACCTGGAGTATATTGTTAAGGCTTAATGTATTGGCAGGTATCAATAGAGAGTGACATACGGTAATAGCTGTACCTGATGTTGTGGTTCCTAATCCACCACTCCATCCTATTAACTTAGGACCTATATTAACATTGCCACTACCCACCAATGAGTTGCCGTTAACGGTCTTAATGTTGGTGCCGGATACTAAGGCTGCTTGCTTACCATTGAACGCACTCCAATCAGTAGTGCTCAATGCACCCCTAGTTGTAGCCGATGCTGTTGGTAGATTGAATTGGTGATCAGTTCCACTTGATACCACGTTGAAGTCAGTACCTGTAGTGCCTGTGCTTATTGTTTGTATATCCGCACTCAAGCCATTCAATGCAGTCATTCCTGTTCCTGCTATGATACCTGCCTGTTGTGTTACGGTAAAGATAGCAGATGCTGTAGCAGGAGGTGGGCTACCTGCAGGATAGTACTCCATGGTAACATCCAAGCTAGTAGCACTCCACATGAGCTCATAGAAATCTCCACCAACTGCATCTATAAGATAGTTCCAAGTTGCAATCACATGGCCTGGCCCACCACCATGAGAGGACACAATAGCTACAAAGCCTGCACTACCTGCTACATCTGCACCATTTTTTCTGAGCCATATAGTAATATCATGCGTTTTAACATCTACATTCTGATATTGAAATGAGAATTGTAGGTTATATATACCTGTGTTAGCTATGGTTATTTCAGTATCAGCATTAACACTTACACCATTGCTAAAGTCCATTGTTCTAAACTTAGTAGGCTGACCTACATTCACTGCACCTAATGGTTGACTAAGTTCATCCTGGTATTGTGCATAGTACCCTGCAGCAGCACCACCACCACCTGCTCCATCAATGATTTGTTGACCGGTGATAACAGTGTTAGTAGGTACTCCACCTGACATCATTGTACATTCAATCAAGTCAGTAGGCTGTAAATTTCCTGTGTGAGGTGTGAGGGTTGGCCTCCAATCACCCCACCATAAAGGTGAACTCATACCTATATTACTTTAAGCCTTAAAAATGTTTAGAGTGGTACAGCACAATCAGTCCAATCATTCACTGTCAGTGTGATGTTCATGACATAGCCTGCAGCGTAGTCAAGTAGATCGTTGTTCAATGCCTGGAATGATGGCACCCCTACCACATCAAAGGCATAGTCTTGACTATCCATGTAATACACATAGAGGTCATTGAGTATCTGCTGTGTATCACTTAGGATAGTTATGATGTTAGCCCTATCTTTTTGAATGATGTCAAAGCAGTACACGTCAAAGTTAAACTCGGATGTGTTCTCGGTAGGAATAACACTAACAGGTACCACGAACACAATAGGATACTTCTCATCCTTTGTAGCGAAGTTGTATAGCTGTTCCTTGAAGTCACTGCCTACTTTCTTAACCTGTAGATGGTTAGTATAGAACAGCTCGATGTGGTCGATGATTGCTTGTAGTGAGTTCATTATAGTTCAGCGTTTTTGTTAATCTTGTTTATCTTATTCTGTACGTTGGTGACCTGTGTCTCAGATACTACAGC